AACTGCCGCAGTCGGTGATGCAGGGCGGCATCGACGTGGCCGCGCAGTCGAACGAGACGACCATCGAGAAAGAGCTATGGGAACTGCACGTCCTGCTCGACCTCGATGACGACGGCAGCGAGGAGTGGTACATCATCACGCTGTCGGCCATTCACCGGCAGATCCTGCGCGTGCAGCTGGACGACCTCGGTCTGCCGCGCTACCTGCTGTTCCGGCCCGCCCCCAACCCGCTGAACGTCTACGGCCAGAGCCACGTCGATAAGCTCGCGTCGATTGGCGAAGAGCACATGGGCACGCGCAATGCGATTGCCGACCGCAGCAACCTCGTCAACAACGCGCCGATCAAGCGACTCAGGAACAGCGGCTGGGACATGGACGAGGAGCCGTGGGGCGTGGGCGCGGTCATCACGGTGCAGGACATGGGCGACGTACAGCCCGTGGCCCTGCCTGATGTACCGCAGTCGATGGCGGGGCGCGAGCAGGCGATCATCGACGCGGCGGAACGCCTGAGCGGGCTGAACGACGTGACGCTCGGCAGCGCGCCGCAGGAGAGCCGCACGCTCGGCGAAGTGCAGATGGTCACCGAGCAGAGCTTCGTCCGCATCGAAGAGCAGGTCCGCAACATTCAGGAGACGATGGAGGATCTGTTCAAGATCCGCCACGAACTGTGGCGCCGCGCGGCGGATGAAGCGCCGCTGGAGGCGAGCGAGCGGTTCATGCAGCAGCTGCAGTTCCGCCAGATCGACCTCGCCGAGGGCGGCATCACGGGCGAGGCGCTCGCCGGGACGTTCCACGGGAAACCCCACGGGTCGGTCGAGAGCGCGGACAAGAGCAAGCAGCGGAGCAACTACAACGGGTTCATGCAGGTGATGGGCGGGTTCGCGCAGATGAACCCGACGCTGCAGCAGGTGTTCTCGTCGCCGGACGTGATCATCCCGCTGTTTGAGCAGGCGCTGTCGCTCTACGACTCACCGAACAAGGGCCAGCTGATGCGCTCGCTGCGGCAGTGGCAGACACAGCAGGCGATGCAGCCGCCCCCGCCCCCGCCGGGGATGCAGCCGCCGGGCGCGCAGCCGGGGGCGCCGCCGCCGCCGGGCGCCGGAGCGCCGCCACCGGGACCACCGGGACCACCGCCGCCGCCGGGAGGCCCGCCGCCACCGGGGCCACCGCCACCGGGACCGCCCCCGCCGGGAGGCCCGCCGATGGGCAACGAGGGCGGGATGCCGCCGCCGCAGCCGATGCCGCCGGACGTGGTGCCGGGCATGGGGTCGATGCCGCAGGTGCCGCCTGACCTGCTGGCGCAGATGTCGTTGGCGATGTCCCACGGAGTGCAGTAGTGCCGAGACGGACGACGCCGCGCGCGAGCGCGGACCCAGATGCCCTCCAGCAGCGCGTGGCTGACCTTGAGGCGCTCCTTGTCTCGCCGGGCTGGGCGGTGGTCTGCGCCGAGGCCACGACGCGCTACGGGGCACGGGTGTTCGCGGAGACGGTCGTGACGCTCCTGCGGTCTGGGAGCGCGCAGGCCATCGGCGAGAAGGCCATCGGCCTCATCGCGGCGCGCGAAGCCGCCGTGGACATCCTCAGCATCCCCGAGCGGGCGGTCGAGGAATACAAGCGCAAGCTCGCGACGCAGAGCACACCGGACCCCGACGCGCCGCCGCTCGGCCCGACCGTGGAATATTCTCAGTGACCCTGCGAAGCGACCTCGTCTTGGTGGCACTGCCGCCGCGCACGGAGTGGCGGTCGCAGTTCTTGGTGTTCCTGCCGAAGCCGCGCGAAGACGCTGACCGCACGGGCATCGTGTTACAAGTAGGCGATGCCGTCACCAGCGTGAAGCCGCTCGACCGCGTGATCTTCGACAGCTACGCCGTCGAAGAGGTGCAGGTGGATGGGCGACCGTGCGTGCTGGTGCCGGAGACGGCGCTGGACGCCGTCGTGGAGCGTGAGTAATGGCCGACGTGGTGCTGGAAGACGCAACCGGGGGAATGCCCCCCGCCACCGCACAGACCCTCCCGCAGGCGCCGCAGCAGGCGCCCGCTGAACCACCCCCGCCCGATCTGTCGCAGCCGCTGACCGACCCTGACGATCAGGGACCGCCGGAGCCGCCCGAGGCCGAGCCGGAAGAGCCAGAGGAACCCGACGCCCCGCCGGGACGCCGCAGTGTCGTGGGCGACCTCGTCCGCGAGCGCGAGAAGCGGCAGGGGCTGGAGCAGAACCTCGCGCAGTCGCAGGAACTGCTGCGGCAGGTGATGAGCCTGCCCGGCGGGATGGAACTGCTGCACGCCGCGACGACGGGGCAACCGCCGCCGCGCAAGCCCGGCGAGATGAGCGCCGAGGATCAGGCGCTGGTGCAGGAGGCGCAGGAGGTCGCGCAAGACCTCGGCCTCTACGACGCGCAGGGCCAGCCCGACCTTCGCACCGCCGCGCGCATCGTGCTGCGGGACCGCAAGCGCACCGAGACGATGGTGCGGCAGGCGCTCGGGCCGCTGCAGCAGACGACGATCACGCTGGCCTCGCAGCCGGTCATCAACCGCGTGCTGCAGGTCGCCGACCAGTTCGGCATCGACCGCAACCTCGTCTATCAGGGGCTGCAGGCGACGCCGCCCGAACACCTCAACAACCCCGAGGTGCAGCAGGCCGTCCTGATGATGGCGCTGGGCACCCAGACCATGCTCGGGGCGCAGCCCCCGCAGAACGGACAGCCCCGTCAGATGCAACCCAGAGGCACCCCGATGCAGCGCATGGGCGCCCGCCCGCCGCTGTTCACTGAAGCGCCCGGCGGGCGTCCGCGCGCAGGCGCGCAGCTGGACGACGTGTTCCGCGAGCGGCTGCGCTCGACGGGCCTGAAGGACGAGCAGATCAACGCGTCGCTGAACAACTTCATCCCCGGCCAGCCCAACCGATTGGAATAGCTCATGGCCCATGTGAAGAGTCGCCTCGAAATAGAAACCGAGAAGCTCCAGAAGGCGGTCAAGGGGCGCGTCAAAGAGACGATCAAGCAGCAGGGGCTGCGCGCGACCGACGCCGATCTGGTGGACGCGTTCAAAGACTTCGCGAACATCGAGGTCGCCGGGCGGCGCCTGACGGATCCGAACCTGCCCAACGCGCTGCCGATCCGGCTGAAGGACGAGCCGCTGGAGCACGAAGACCCGCGCGGCATCCGGCGCAAGTGGTACCTCCGCTGGATCAACCTCGCGATGCCGAACCGCCACCACATCGCGCAGCAGAGCCTCGGCTACGCGCCCGTGCGGTGGGAGGAACTGCAGACGGCGGATGTCATCAGCAACCCGTCGAAGACCGACGAGTTCGTGCGGCGCAGCGAGGGCGGGCGCGAGGCGCTGATGAAGATGCCGATGGCGCTCTACCGGCGCATCAAGGCCAAGCAGCATGAGAAGCACGCGCGCACGATGACGGGGCGCGCGTTGAAAGATTCAGCCATCGCGGCTGCGGTCGCGCGTGGGCTGTCCCCGGAGGACAGCGAAGGGGTGGGCGAGGTGGTCGGCTCGATCAAGGTGGGGCGCGACCGCCTCGTCAGCCCCGACACTGGCCCGCTCGATGCAGCGGCAGATCCCGGTGAACATCAACCATAGGAGCTTTTGGGCCATGAACCTCAAGGCACTGCTCTGGCGGCTCGTTTACGCGGTGATCCTCGTCGTCATCCTCGCGTTCGTCATCCCGCTGCTGCTGCAGCTGGTGGGGATGCCGATCCCGGGAGGTCCGGCGATCACGCTGCTGCGGTTCGCGTTCGCCGCGCTGGTGATCCTCTACGTGCTGTTCGGGCCGGAGCCGCCCGCGTTCTTCTGACGGCTTGACAGCGACGGCGTCGCGCCGTAACCTTCGTCGCTGACGGTCGGGGCAGTTCCAACGGTTCCCGCGTGTTACTCCAGTGGCACGCGCCTCTGTGTCCAGCTGCCCCACCGTCTTTCGCCTCCCCGGTATCACGCGTGCCGGGGCACACGGTGTGACCCCAGCGCGTGCTGCTGCTCGCGAGCCTCGGTTGGCCGCTTGCGACTGCGTCGAGGCCAACCCGCAACCCCGAAGACACTTGTCTGCGCGCTCGCGCGGACCATCAGGGCGAGGGTTCCATGGTGACATTCACTGCCGGGGCAGGTGACGGCTTTCGTCCGTACCGCAACACCCGGATCATGTACTTCCTTGAAGGCGCGGCGCAGACCTTCAGGCCGGGGCATCTCGTCATTCTCAGCGCCGGGAGCATCGTGAAGGGTGCGACCGCAGCGGTGGCCGCTATCGTGGGCATCGCCGCCGAAGCCGCGAGCGGGGTCACCGGACGCAAGATCGGCGTCTACATGGCCGACGAGAACACCGAGTATCAGGCCCGCGTCGCCGACACCGGCACGCTCGCGCTCGCCAACGTCGGCGCGCAGTTCGGCCTCACGTACGACGTGGCCGCTGGCCGCGACATCTTCCGCGTGAACCTTGCCGACACGACCAATAAGGCGGTCACCGTCACGGAACTGATCGACGCGGTCGGCGACGTGAACGGGAAGGTCGTCTGCAAGTTTATGAACGCGGTGCGGACGCCGCAGACCTCGTAGTCGCTCATCAGTTCCCGAGGAGATCATCATGCAAGTACGCGGAACTTTTGCGGCGCTCTACGACAACGTCGATAAGACGGTGTACGCGCTGCTCGGCAAGCAGCTGAAAGAGCTTCCCCCCATCTGGACCGACATCTACTCGCGCAAGAGTTCCTCGCGCAAGTTCGAACGGTTCCAGACCGTCACGCCGTTCGGCGACGTGCCCGAGAAGCCCGAGGGCAGCATCTACGCCTTCGACCTGATTCGGCCCGGCTACAGCAAGGACGTGACGCCGGTCGAGTTCGGCCTCGGCTTCGAAGTCACCGAGACGGCGATGGAAGACGACCAGTTCGACGTGCTGCAGCGGCAGGCGTCGTGGCTCGCGTTCTCCGCGCGCGTCGTGCAGGAGAAGTACGCGGCGATCCCGTTCAACCTCGGGTTCTCGACGCAGCTGGCGCCCGATGGTGTGTCGCTCTTCAACACGGCGCACGTCTTGGCCGGGGGCGGCACCGCGCGCAACCGTCCGGCGACGGATGCCGACCTGAGCTACGACTCGCTGAATCAGGCGATTGTCGATGTGCAGACGGACACGAAGCTGGAGAGCGGGCAGCTGGTCGCGCCCGTGATGAACTGGATCCTCTACGTGCCGCCGCAGCTGGAGATGCTGGCCGACCGCCTGCTCAACAGCACGCTGCTGCCGGGGAGCGTGGACAACGATGTGAACCCGATCAAGCGTCGGCGCAACATCCGCATCCTCACCAACCCCTACCTGACGGATCAGGACGCGTGGTTCCTCGTCGCCGATGCGAAGGAAACGCACGGGCTGGTCTGCGTGGACCGCGTCGGGATCACCGCCGCCCCTGCCATGCAGGACGCGCGCACCGGCAACCGGATCTACAAGGTCCGCTTCCGGCAGGCGTGGGACGCGTTCCTCTGGCAGAACATCTACGGCACGGCTGGCGCATAGCCCGCCGTGGGATGGCCGAGCGTGCGGGAATTAGCCATACCCGCGCGCTCGGCCCGTAGTGTTCCACGGGGAACACTTTCGTTCGCTGTTCAGACTAGGAGCCTGCTGTGCATCAAACTGGCCTCTTCGCGATGGGCCGCAAGATCATCGACTACTGCTTCCGTCCGCTCGATCAGGCGGGCTTGCCCAACTACAACACCGCCGGTCCCGTGACGTTCCTCGCGACCGACCTGATGCAGCGCCTCATCCTGCGCGACTGCAACGGCGCGGCGCGCAACGACACGACGCCCACGGCGCAGCAGATCGTGGACGCGCTGACGGTGATGGGTCGGCCTCCGGTGGCGGGGCACACGTACGAGTTCGTGATTCGAAACAGCAGCGCCGCCGCGTTCGCGTCCACGATTGTCGCGGGCACGGGCGTGACGCTGTCGCCTGCCGCGATCACGGTCACGCAGAACAACGCGCGGGCGTTCATGGTCGTCGTCAACAACCCCGGCCTGAACCCGGCGGTCACCATCTACTCGCTGGCGGGTGGAGCCTTCTAGCGATGGCTGGCCTGACGGTTCCGCTGATCGACCGTCCGCTGCTCGCCAACGTGGCGTCGGGCACCTCGCCCGGCGTGGACGTGGCAGGCTGCGCGAACCTCTGCTTCTACGTCGTCGGGGGCGCGGGCGTGAGCGCGGGCGCGGTGACCATCGAAGAGAGTCACGACATCAACTACGCGGGGACGTGGACGATCATCGGCGCGGCGGTCACCTTCATCGTCGGCGTCGCGGCCCCGGTGCGGCTGGCCGGGACGGCAAAGGCGGTGCGGGCGCGCATCACGACGCCCCTCACGGGCGGCACCGGCACGGTCTATCTCGTCGGGCGGTGACGCCATGACGTTCGCCGACCTCTACGGCGAGGCCGTCAACCACGAACTGGGCAGCGCGGATGTCACGCAGCTGTTCACGACCGTGCGGCGGAAGTACGCCGTCAACCGCGCGCAGAAAGAGTTCGCCCGGCTCGGGAAGATCTCGATCTCGAAAGAGGTCGTCATCCCCGTCATCGCGGGCACGCTGCTCTACAACCTCGACACGGCGAGCGCGAGTCGCTTTGTCGCGTTCGGACGGGCGCCGCTGCGGCTGCGCGTGACGACGGTGGCGAACAGCGCGAAGACTGCGAGCACGCTCGTCATCCGCTCAACGGCGTATGCGGATGAGGCATTGCCGGGCTGGCGCGACAGTGCGAGTAGCGGGTCGCCGCAGGCCATCGTCCACGACCCGCGCGACGGGATCAACTACCTCGCGTTCTTTCCGAAGCCTGCGATCCCGGCGAGCGAGACGTGGGAACTGGTCGTCCCGATTCAGGCCAACGCCGCCGACATGGTGCTCGACACCGAGGTGCCGTTCGACGGGCGCCCTGACTTGGAGCCGTTCCACTGGGGCATCGCGCACTACGCTGCCGCCCAGCTGGAGCGGCTGCGGAAGGATCCCGACGCGGAGAAGAACCAGATCGCGAAGTTCGGCGCCTACGTGGAAGACTGGAACGCGAAGAGCACGCGCCCGCCGGGCGCGCACAAGCGCGTCCTGATGCAGCGCGACTATCTGGGCGAGGTGGCGCGGGCACGCGGCGGCATCACGGTGCAGGACGACCCGCGCACATGAAGGCGCTGACGCTCACCTTCGCGTGCGGCTGTCAGCAGGCGCTGCAGGTCAGCGAGGCCAGCAGTGCGGAGCCGCACTGCGTCGAGCACGATTGTTGGGTGGTGTCGCGCGTGGACGCGCCGCCGCCCCGGTTTCGCGGGGCACCGGGCGTCACCGGCCCGCTCGTAGAGGAGCAGCGATGATGGAAACGAAGCCCGACCACCCCAAGGTCGAAGCGAAGCTCGACCCGAAGGCGACGCCGAAGACGACCACCTACGAGACGCGCGAAGCGATCATGGCGTGCGGGTGCCGCATCATCATGGACGCCGCGACGTACGACGCCGAGGGCGCGCACTGCGCGGTCCACGACTCGACCGAGGTCGTGCGCGTGATCAAGGTGCCGCCGGTCGAGATCCCCGACGAGCCGGTCGCGCGGGAGAAGGACGGCAACGGGAAGAAGGTGGCGGTCGCGGCGGCAGTGAAGAAGTAGGCCGATGGCGACCACCAACCCCTACAACCCGACGCCCTATCTGTCGGGGAGTTCGGCGGGCAACCCGGCGAGCAGCTACGGCAGCAGTGGCGGCGCGCAGGCGGGGAGCTATGGCACGCCCGCGCCGTCGCCCTCGCTGAAGGGTCAGACGTACGTCGCGCCGACGCAGAACTACGCGCAGCAGAAGGCGACGCAGGGCGCGCAGGTGCAGGGCACGTACAAGGCGCCGACGAACCAGCAGAGCTACAACTACCCGACGCAGCAGACCGCGCAGACCGGCTACAACTACGCGCCGCCGCAGCAGGCGAGTAGTGGCCCGACGAACTGGCAGGCGCAGGCGAACTACTACGCGCAGCCGCAGCAGCCGCAAGTGAGCGGGGCGCAGGGGGGCTACCCCGGCCAGCAGTACGGCCCCGAATGGGGCAACTACAACACGGGCGTGGTGCCGCCGAACATCGCGCAGGGCAACTACCAGCAGCAGTATCAAGTGCCGAGCGGCATGACTGCCCCGCCGCCGGGCCACGACACCAACGGCTTCCAGTCGCCGCAGGCCGTGCAGCCCCCGGCGAGCCGCTACGCGCTGCCGGGCTGGGACAGCAACAAGTGGAACGACCCGACCAATCAGGATCCCAAGTACGTCGTCGGGCGCATCCTGAGCAACCTGCCGGGGACCACGGACCAGATGGGCACGGCGGTGCAGCGGATCGCAGCGGCGTATCCCGGCACCAAGCAGGTCGGGCAGGGCGATATTCAGATCCCCGGCGTCGGCGTCATCGACATCCTGATGAAGTCGAGCACGGGCGGCAGCGGCTGGTGGTGGGGCGACGCCTCGCAGGTCGCGGCGGGCCAGAAGAAACCCGCGCCCGCTGCCGGGGCTGGTGCCGCCGGAGGCGACCCCTACGCGCAGCTGATGACCATGCTGATGTCGCCGACGCCACCGCCTGCGTATCAGGCACCGACCCCAGCGCCGCAGGCGTTCGACATCTCCACGAACCCGCAGTACATGGCCCTGCAGAAGCAGCTGGCCGACCTCACGTCGCAGCAGTCGGCGTGGCAGACGCAGCAGCAGCAGATGCAGGCCGCGCAGCAGCAGCTGCAGCAGCAGGCGACGACGTGGCAGACCGAAGCCGCGAAGGCGCGCGGCAACGTGAACAACCCGAACTTCGCGTACTACTAGGAGCCGTCCATGGATCTCGGCCAGTCGTTCTCGCCCGCGAGCCAGCAGTCGCAAGACCCGAACGTCGCGCGCCGCAAGCGCACGCCCGTCCAGCAGGCGCTGCAGACGGTGTCGCTGCAGCTGCCGACGGCGACGGGGGGTGGCCTCGATCCGGGGACCGCAGCGGGCACGGGGACCGCCCCCGGGACCGCGCCGCCGAATGCCGTCGGCGCCGACCTGCTGTCGGGGCGCTCGGGCAGCGTCGCGCGCCAGAGCGCGAATCAGCCGCGCACGCAGGCGCTCCTGAACGCGATGATGGCGAGCGGGGGCGGCACGCAGGGGGCGCTCGCACGCGGCGGCGGGTTCGCAGGCGGCGGGTTCGGTGACCTCGGGAAGTTCAAGCCGCCGTCCGTCGATGCCGGTGGTCCGATGGGCGGGGCCGGAGGCGGCGAGCCGGGAGGCGGGTTGGCCGACCTCATCAGCAAGCTGCCGGGGCTGCAGCCGCCGGGCGGGGGCTTGCCGGGCTTGCCCGGTCTGCCGACGCCGCCGTCCGCAGGCGCGAAGCCGCCGATGGGGATGCCGCCGGGGATCCCGCCGATCCCACCGTCGCTGAAGCCGCCCGTGATCGCGAAGCCGCCGGTCGTGAAGCCGCCGACCGTGACGCTACCGCCGATCAACCCGAACATCCCCGGCGGGGGCGCGGTTGACTTCAACCGGGGCAGCGACCCGCGCTTCAACACGCCGACCGGAGCCGCGCCGACGCCGCCGACTAACACGGGGGTAACGGGTGGGCAGTCGGGCGGCGTCGCTCCGGCCCCGTCCGCGCCGGAAGTCGTGCCCATCGGCGCGCAGGGACCGAACGGGCCGATCTATACCGGCCCGCCCGCCTCTGGTGGGGCACCGCCCGCCTACGGGGGCGCGAGCGGCACGACCTTCAAGCCGATGCCGCCGGGCATGGGGCCGGGCGTGCCGGGCTACGCGACGTGGTATGCCGCTGGCTATCGGTGAGCCATGGCGACGACCGCGCTCGGGCAGAAGCCGTATCAGCTGGTCCCGATCAACGACCTGACGGCGGGGGTCGATCTCCGACACTCGCCGACGTTGATCCAGCCGGAGCGTGCGCGCTTTCTGCGGAACTTCTCGCTGCAGGAGCCGGGCGCGCTCACACCGTATCCCGGCTGGCAGACGCGCAGCACGGCCTCGCTGGGGAACCTGCGCCCGCAGGGCGGGCGGCGGATCTATCTGGTCACCGGGACGTTCCTGCTCGCGAGCTACAACGGGCAGGTCTACAAACCGAGCGATGTCGGTGTCTGGGGCGCAGCGGTGCTCTCTGGGCGCTCGACGGTCAACGAGCACTACTTCGTCTACGACCGCAACCTTGTCGCGGTGTTCGACGGCCAAGCGTCGATGCAGAAGAGCAAGGACGGCACGACGTGGACGCAGATGGGCATCACCGCGCCTGCCGCTGCGCCGACGCTCGCGCTGGTCGCTGGGGGCACGCTCGTCGTCTCCAACACCTACGAGGTCGCGTTCACCTACGGCGACAGTGCGCTGAGCTTTGAGAGCAGCGCCTCGGCGGTCGCGAGCATCGCGCCGACAGCGGGCAACCTCACGATCCGCGTGACGATGCCGAACAGCGCCGACCCGCAGGTCACGACGAAATACATCTACTGCCGCAACGTGACGGCGGGCGAGTCGGTGCTGCGGCGCGCGGGCAGCGTCCCGAACGCGACGGCCACCTTCGACATCACGACGCCCAGTTCGTTCTTCCCTGACGGCGTCGAGATGCCGACGAAGAACACGGTGCCGGGCGCGTTCAGCTTCGGCGTCGTCTGGCGCAACCGCTGGTGGGCGCGCGACGCGACGGTCACGAACCGGATCTGGTTTTCGGAGATCTTCCTGCCGCAGGCGTGGCCGGGCCTCTACTACCTCGACATCCCGTTCGAACGCGGCGACCGGATCACGGCGATGGTGGCGCTCGGCGACACGCTGGTGATCTTCGGGAACACCGGGGTCTACCTCATCATCGGGCAGACCTCGCTCGACTTCGAAGTGCGCCCCAGTGCGGGCGCGGTGGCCGGGGCGCTCGGGCCGCGCGCGGTCTACCAGATTGAAGCGGGCGTGCTGCACTGCAGCGACGGCGGGCTGTATCTGTTCGACGGCGCGAGCGACTCGCTGCTGAGCGACGACATCTGGGTGGCGTGGCAGGACATGATGCAGCACACCCCGCCCACCGACATCCAGCGGATCCCGGTGGTCTATCACCCGACGCGCAAGGAAGTGCGCGTGGCGGTGCCGCGCCTCTACGACATCTCGACGCCGGGCGAGTGGGTGCTCGACCTCTCGCGCACCAAGATCGCCGAGGGCACCTCGGCGTGGACCGCGACGACGCGCAGCCTCGCGGGCTACATCCCGTGGGACGGGCGCGAGCTTGCCATCGGCGACCAGCAGCGGCTCTGGTCATGGAAGCTCACGGCGGGGCAGCTGGCGGAAGAGTCGCTCCCCGGCGCGGGGAACGACGGCGCCCCGATGACGAGCTTCTATGAAGGCCCGGCGCTGCTCCCGGCGGCGCGACGGTGGGCGCGCTTCATCGAGATCTTCGGGGAGTTCCGCCCGACAGCGGGGACGTTGACCCTTGAGGTGCTGGTGGACGATTCGTCGGTCGCGACGCTGCAGATCCCCATCGCCGGGCAGGGGCTGTCGATCTACGGCGCGGGCACCTACGGGCAAGATCCCTATAGCGGACGCCAGCGCAAGTATTTCGAGTCGATGCTGCCGCTGATCGCGGAGGGCAACGCCTGCACGGTGCGCGTGACCTACACTGGCCCCGACTCGTTCAAGCTGTTCACCTACGCGCTCGGCGTGCGGCCCGAGCCGCAGATGCGCGGGATCAATTAACCATGGCGAGCTTTCCTACGACCCCGGCGGTCTTCCCGGCGCGCAGCGATGGACAGACGATCTTCTCGCAGCACATCAACGCGCTGCAGGATGAGATCGCGGCGCTGGAAGCGGCGATGATCGGCGGCACCTTACCCTCGCCGCAGGTCATCGCGGCCACGCCGCCCAGTAAGCCGACGCTGATTCTGACGACGGCAGGACAAGTCGCCAAGAGTCGGCTGATCAAGCACTCGTCGGTGCTGGGCGTGAGCGCATGGACCGACAATCTCGACGTGGATGGCGCGGGCGCGCTGACCCTCGCCGACGATCTCACGATCCCCTCGGTCTACGCCCAGCTAAACGCGACCAATACCGTCTTCGTGATCAATTCCGCGCCAGCGGGCGCGAACCCGCGTGCCGCATCGACGCTGTTCAAGGTCGATTGCGCCACGGGCGCGATTGCCGAGCGAGGCCGGGCGTTCAACATGGGCGAGTGGCAGACCGTGCCCTTCAACATCGCGAACTTCTGGACGGGCGTCACGGCGGCGATGATCGGGGTGAACCGCTACTGCGTGATCGGGAAGACGGTCATCTGGCAGCTTACGATGGCGGGGGCGCCCGCGCCCGGTGGGACGTGGATGTATTTCGGGATCCCCTACGGGGTCATGGTGAATGTGTCCTCGGCTGGTCCCGCCGGGACGATCTTCGTGAATGAGGGCGCGAACGTGAACGCCCCCAACTCGCTGTCGTGGGGCAATGCGAGTTCCATCGCCATCACCAAACTGGCCTCGGTGTCGTGGACGAGCGTGCTCAACATCGTGTCGGCGACGTTCATCTACGGCATCCAGTGACGGCTGATGGCACAGACCAGCTACGTGAATCAGGTGCTGGCGGGGTTCCCGACCGACCAGCGCAAGGCGCTGCAGCTGGCGTTTGAGTACGTGCTCACGAACCTGCGGCTCGGGCAACCGGACCCCGCGTCGCGCGCGGAGAACTTGCAGCTGTACTATTTCGACGGCATCACGGCGGCGGTCGCGAACACGGAGTTCTCGCTGGTGCATGGGTTAGCGGCAGTGCCCTACAACATGATCCAAGTGCTGCCGGTGCGGATCGTGGGCGCGCAGATCGTGCCGCTGCGGGTGACGCGGAAGGCTGACGGCAACCGCATCTATCTGTCGTCGCCGACGATCAACGCGCCCTTCATGGTGGCGCTGGAGGTCTGATGGCCTACGGTTACAACTCGCAGGGGCAGGTCATCTACTACCCCGACACCGACACCGCGCCGGGCGGGAACGCGATGCCCACGTCCTACTACGCGGGCAAGGGCGGTGTGATCCCGATGGACCCGAGCGACCCGCGCTACGCCTCGTCGCGGAAGCTGGACGACAACGGCTTCATGTCGCTGGCGATGGGCAAGCCCGGCGTCGGGAAGAAGTACAACAGCGCGGGTGAGATCGTGAACACGTCCCCGTGGCAGAAGTTCAGCACGGGCCTCGACAACACCATCGCCTACGGCATGGCTGGCATGGGCCTCGGCGCGGCGGGCCTCGCAGGTGGCCTCGCGCTCTCGGGCGCGTATGGCGCGGGGGCTGGAGCAGCAGGCGCAGGTGGCGGCGGCGGTGCGTGGGGGATCGGCGGCGCAGGCACCGGCCTCGGGATGACCCCGGAGGGCGTCCTGCTGCCCACCGCTGGCGCGGGCGCAGGTGGCGGCGCAGGCGCGGGCCTCGGCGCAACGGGCGATCTCATCTTCGGCACCGGGGGCGCAGGGGCGACACTTGGCGTGCCTGCAGGCTCAGTCGCGGGCACGGCGGCGGGCGGCGCGGGATCGACCTTGGGAGGAACCGTGGCAAAGAAAGTCGCGCAGACCGCCGCGCAGAAGGCGGCGAAGAAGTGGATGACGGCGGGCGCGGTCGTGGCCCCGGCGGTCGCGGGGCTGTATGCGGCGACGCGAGGCAAGAGCCAGCCGAACGACATCAATCAGGCGCTCACCTCGCTGCTCGCGCAGCAGTCGGACCAGATGCAGCAGGAGCAGCCGCTGCGTCGCTTGCTGCTGGGACAGCAGGCCGGGATGCTCCCGACCTACATGAAGCAGGATCCGCAGTACGCGCAGTGGCTCCAGAACAGCGCGCCCGCCGCGCAGAGCGCGATGAACGCAGCGGCGCGTCCGCGTTTCGCGTAGAGGTATCTCATGGCATCCCCGTCGCCCTACTGGAACCCCGGTGGCCCGCCCGCGCAATACGGCGGGGCGTCTGGCGGCGGCTATACGGCCCCGACGAACGCGCCGTCGCCGATGGCGGGTTGGGGCGCCCCCTCGACCGGGAGCGCGAGCAGCGCGCCGTCGTGGGCACCGTCGCCCAGCAGCCCGTTCGGCAACTTCTTTGACGACCCGACGAGCCAGCCGATCAACACCGCGTGGAACCAGCGGATGACGCAGCTGAACCAAGCGGCGCCGAACTACGGCGACATCACCAGCACGCTCGGCAGCTACCTGCAGCCCGACCCGCGCTTCAACGCGGGCCTCGCGGCGCTGGCGGCGTCAGCAGGCGGGAAGGCCGCGCAGGGGAGCGCCCAGAGCGCGAATGTGCTCGACAACCCCTACACGAAGCAATACGCCGACGCGACCACGGCGCGCATGGCGCAGCTGAACGCGGACCCGTTCTCGACCGCTGACGAGGCGGCGCTGAAGGCGCGCTTCTTCGATTCGCTCGCGCTCAGTCGAGACGACGCCTACAAACAGAACGCGCAGCAGATGGCCTCGCGTGGCCTCGACCCCGGCTCCGGCGTCGCGCAGGCGCTCGGCGCGGAGACGAGCGCGGGCTACCAGAAGGCGCGGGCCGGGCAGCAGCAGGCGATGCTGCAGTACGTCACCGACGAAGCGAACCGGCGTAAGGACGCGGCGGTGCAGATGTCGGGCGCGCTGCAGGGCGCGGGCGGGCAGGACACGGCGCTGAAGCAGAACACGCTGCTGCAGAACGCGCAGCTGCAGACGCAGGCGTCGCTGCAGAACGCGTCGCTGGCGAACCAGTGGCAGGCGACGCGCGCGGGGATCCTCGGCAACGTGCTGTCGGCGATTCAGGGGCAGCAGGGGCTGGGCCTCAACGCGGCGACCACGATGGCGTCGCTGCGGCGGCAGCAGTATCTGGACGACATGCAGCGCGGCAGCGACCTGCTGCAGACCTCGGCGCTGCCGAACGCGCTCACCAACGCGCGGATGCAGGCGCTGCAGCAGACGCTGGCGGGTGGGCCGACGAGCCAGTCGCTCTTCGCCCAGTACAACCAGATGCAGCAGAACCAGACCCAGCAGGATCAGATCAACGCGTCGCGCAACGCGGCGATCTGGGGCGCGGCGGGCAACGTCGGCGCGAACGTGGCGAACAACATCCCGTGGGACAAGGTTTTCTAGGGCACTCCGATGGTGGATCCGTTCCAGCAGCTGCTCGGCAACCCGAACCCGCTCCAGTCGCTGCTGGCGCCGCAGGCGCAGTATGCGATGACGCCAGCAGCCTCGATGCCCGCGCCGACGATGCCGGATCTGTCGGCGCTCAGCGGGCCGGGCGCCTCCAGCCCACTGGCGGCGATTGCCGCGATGATGAGCGCGGGCGGGGGGGCTGGCCCCTCGCCGATGGACGAGTCGCCCTACGCGGGTCCAAACGCCGGGTCGGCCACGGCGGGCCTCGGGCCGGACCTGCAGCAGGGGTTGGGCCTCGGCGCGGGTCCGGCGGTGACGACCGCAGGCGCGGCGGATCCGGGGCAATACACGCTGGGGGACACGCCCGTCAGCACCGGCTACACGCCGCCCCCGACGCCGCCGGGGCCGCTCGATGAGCGCACGCTCTACCCGAGCACCAAGCGCAACATCCTGCAGGGCGTCGTGCCCGGCATCGCGGCGCTCGTCGCCGGGCTGACCGGCGGCAAGGCGGCAGCGGCAGGCGTGCTGCAGGGCGCCAACGCGGGCAACCAAGCCTACAACGCGGACCTGAAGGAGCGCGGCCTCTTCAAGTATCAGCAGGCGAAGGACGCCTACGCGCGCGACCACCAGCTGTGGCAGGACGAGCAGCAGCGGCTGGAGCACAACACGTCGATCATCGCGGCGCTCGCCGAGAAGGCGAAGTCGTTTGCGAACCCCGCCGACGGCCTCGCGTGGTTGAAGTCGCAGGCGCCGCTCTATGCCAAGCAGGGCATCAACGTGATGGACGCGTGGCGCGGCGTCGAGGTCGGCGCGGACACGCGGCGTAAGGATTACCTCGGGGGCAGGCTGACGAAGGTCATCGACAAAATGCGGCAGGACGCCAAGGACGCCGGGCGGCTGTTCGATGAGTCGAAGCTCGATGAGACGATGGCGATCCGCATCGACGGCGAGACGAAACCGCTGTCGGTCTGGCGCGAACTGACTGACGCGCTGCCGGTGAGCGCCGGGCGCGGCGCGACGACCTCGGCCATCGAGCAGAAGGTCGAGAGTGAGGTGCAGGATCACATCGCGATGATCAAGGCGCGCACGGGGCAGGAGCCGCTGCCCGCCGTCATCGCGCAGCTGCGGAAGGACGAGTGGAACAAGGTCGCCACCGACGAGACGCAGTCGGAGGAGATGAAGACGCTCGCGCTGGAGCACGCGCGCAAGGCCAACGCGCTGCTCGACGCGCAGGCCGCGCACCTACGGGACAGCGGCGGCGGGATCTCCCCGCAGCTGGATATGTTCGCGCGGAGCCGCGCGGCGGAACTGGCGCGCAACAAGGTCTATCAGGCCGCGCAGGTGCAGGGGAACCTCTACGACCAGTTCCTCCGAACGATGGATGACCCGAACCCCAACGCCGTCACCGACCAGACGCTGATCGCGGAGTTCATTCGCGCGAAACATCCCGGCTCGGCGCGCGTGGGCGATCAGGAGAGCGCGCGGATCGAATTGGCGCGGGCGGGCGTGTCGAACGCGCGGGCCATCGCCTATCGCGTCTGGGGCGGGCAGTCGCTGCTGCCCGAGCAGCGGGCGCAGATGGCCGACGTGCTCAAGCGGTCCTACGAGGCATCGAAGGCCGGGGCCGAGCAGCTGGTGGACGGCTACCAGTCGCAGCTGGAGGCGCGCGGGATCCCGCCGCAGATCTATATGCTGCCCGGCGTCGGGTCCACCAACGATCCCATCCGACCGAAGTGGGCGCGTGAGGCCGACGCGAAGGACGCCGCCGAGGCGGCAGCAGCCGAGCAGGCCACGAAGTTCCGGGGTGGCGGCGGGGTGGCGGGCGGTGTCTCGCAGTCGCCCGCGCAGATCCGCGCGAGCGGGGGCCGGAAGCTGATCCCCGGCGCGACGGAAGCGCAGGCCGCGCCCGCACAAAAAGCCGCCGCGTCCGCGCAGGGCGTCGTCTCGACGGAAGGGGCCGGGCTGATCTACACCGACCCGGAGACGAACAAACGCTACAAGATCCTCGGGCGCAACGCCGCCGGGCAGATCGTGCGGCAGGAGCAGTAGATGGCGAAGGGCGACATCTCGGTCGTCGGCCCCAGCACGCCGCTCTCGCTGTCCCCGGCGACCGTGCGCGCGGGCGGTGGCCTCCCGGCGTTGCCGTCCTACGTGGACGTGCCGCCGGAGGAAGACACGAGCGAGACGTGGCTCGACCGCCTGCAGAAGCAGCTGATGCCGCCACCCGTGCCCGAGGAATACAAGAACCTGCCGGGCGCGTCGATTTACGACGACTACATCCGGCAGATGAACCCGTTCACGGCGCTCGTCGGCGAGGGCAAGAAGATCGCGACCAACGTGATCGAAGCGCCGCTCAACGCCGCGCGGTTCGCGGCGCGCTTCTCGCCTGACCCGAACGCCGAGCAGTATCTGAGCAGTGAGGATCCTGAGTCGGTCGCGGCGAAGCTGGAGGCGCTGAGTGGCCCGACCGGGCCGCTCGGGTTGAAGAACGCGGGCGAGCGGCTGGGCGGCGTCGCCGGAGACATCGGCTCGATGCTCGCGATGGATGCCGTGCTGCCGGAGCTACCCGCAGGCGCGGGGAAGGCGACGAACTGGGCCGCGCAGAACATCGGCAAGGGCGCGCTCTACGGACAGCTGCTCGACAACGACGCGGAGACGGGCGCGGTCTACGGCGGCATCGGCGGGGCCGTGATCGATTCGGCGACGCCCGTACTGTCGCGGCTCGCGCCGTTTCTGGAGAGCGCCGCCGAGAAGAGCCTCGGGCGCGTCATCGCGCCGGGCAAAGAGGCGTGGAAGAAGTTCGTCGGCAAGAACGCGCAGCAGATCATTCAGGACGTGCCGCTGTCAGCCGCCTACCCGTGGCGCGAGGGCGGCGGGCTGCAGGGCATCGTAGACTTCGCGCAGCAGCAGGCCGACAACATCGGCACCTCGCTCGACGCCGCCTACGCGGCACGGCTGCAGCCCGACATCGGCCCGAAGCTGAAGGGGATCCGCGACAACATCCGCGCGACCGCCGACGGGCTGCTGCAGGCGCATGGCATGGCCGTCGTGAACCTCGCGCCCGAATCGAAGCAGGCGCTGGAAGAGATCCGCGCATCCCTCGCCACCGGACGCGGCGCGCTGAACCCGTCGGACACGAACATCTCGGCGCTGCAGGACGCGGCGAGCCGCCTGCAGGACGTGGTCAGCGGCCTCGGGCCGGAGATGCAGCGCGTCGGCATGGCAAGCCCGCGCTCATTCCAAGGGCAGGTGATCCAGCGCGGCATCGCGCGCGGCGCGCAGAGCACCGCCGAGCAGCAGATCGCGCAGACGATGGGCGACATCGGCGACGTGATCAACACCGACCTGATGGGCACGCGCATGGCGACCGGGCCGCTCGCGCGGCGCATCGACGCGCTGCGGATGAACTTCGGCGACATTAACGCGGCGGGCGAGTTCGTCTCGACCGATCCGGGGTTCACGAACAACATCGCGAAGCTGGCCGAGACGGTGCGGTCCTTCGGGCCGGAGATGAACGCGCAACAGCTGCGCGGCCTCGCCGCCGACTGGGGCAACATCGTCGCGGGCGCGAACGGGCGCGGGTTCCTCACGTCGATGGCCGACGAGTCGATGAAGGGCGCGATGAAGGCCGCGCGCGGCGAGGTCGAGACGACGCGCGACGCGCTGATGGGCACGAAGGTCCGCGACCAGAGCAACGAGTTTGCGTTCTGGAAGCGCCTGAGCGACGCGGCGGCGTCCACCGCCGAGCGGCGCGTGGGACACGTCGGCGGCGGGCTGTTCGGGTCGATGGCGACGCTGGCCGGGTTTGAGGGCGGGGCCGGGTTCGCCGCGCACCACGCCGGGGCGGGGCTGTTCGGGATGGTGGGCGCGGGCGCGCTGGCGGCTCCGGCGGCAGCGGTGACGGTGCGCGTGATGCGCTCGCCGGTCTACAACCTGCTGTCGGCGAAGACGAAGCTCGCGATGGCGCAGGCGCTGCGGACGGGCACCAATGAGGCGATGGCGACCGTGATGCGCCGGGCGCTGCTGGAACTGTCGCTGAAGGATTACGGCGGGCTGGCGGCGCTCGGGCATCAAGACCTGACCGCGACCGAGGCCGACGCCGAGCACCACAACATCCTGAACGGGCGCGGCCCGACGCCGGGCGTGCTCGATGCGGCCCGCCCCGACACCGTCTACGGCTCCGGCGGCAGCGTGGACCCGGCCCTTGATGACCATCGGCGGATCCTGCAGCAGCAGGATCAGATCGACTCGACCCTTGAAGAGCAGCAGCTACTGGACCCGCAGACCGAGAGCCGCGTCTACGACACGCTCGCGAACACGCCGGTCGCCACGGCGGGGGCCAGCAGCCTGCCCGAGTGGCTGCAGACGCAGATGGTCAATGCGCCCGACCTCGGCCCGGCGCACCCGCACCTGCAGAAGCTGGCGAACCTGATCGCCGAGCAGACCTCGCCGCTCAATGCCGCGTTCCTCGGGGTCGAGGGGGCACGCCCGCTGGCGGCAGCGACCCGGCTCGCCCGGCCCGTCGAGATGATCGGGAAGGGGCTGGCGGCGGCGATGGCCGCTGCGGGCCTCCAGACGGGCCTAGAAGGCGTCGTGGAGGGCCGACCGGGCAAAGTCATCGGCGGGGGCACCCAAGCCGCCCTCGGGGCACTGGGGCTGCGTGGCGGGGGTCTGGCGGCGGCGGGCGAGGAAGCGGCAGCGGCGCTGACGCCTGCGGCCCGGCGGGCGGGCGGGTTCGCCACCCGGCTGGGGCAGGGGCTGAAGGCGGCGGGCACGCAAGCGGCCATCGGCCCGGCCATCGGGCTGTCGTCGCAGGCGCTGGCCGACACCGACCTCGCGAAGAGCCTGATCCCAGACGACGAGACGCGGCACGCGGTGTTTGAAGCCGCCGGGATGGGCGCGGGCGTGGTCGGCCTCGGCATGGCGGCGGGCAAGGGCATGAAGGGGCTGAAGCCCCGCGAGTACTTCGACATCAACGGACATCCGGTCGCCGAGCAGCCGCCGCTCACGCCCTCACAGAGCGAGGCGCTCAACAAGCTCAAGGCGTTGGAGGCGCAGGGCTGGCCGACCCGCACGAAGAACGGCGGGATCGTCACCGGCATCAACACGACCACGCTGAACAATTTACGAATGGCAGGCTACATCGACGGACGGGTCTGGTTGCGCGGGGTGATCTCGGACCCCAAGATCCTCGGCGCGGACGTGCCCGTGTCGAGCGACGTGACGCTGCCGCCCGAGACGGCGACCGACAAAGCCCCGAAGGCCGCGCCGCCGGTCGATCCCACGTCGGTCGCGATCCCGTCGAACAAGCTCCGGCTCGGCGCGTTCAAGCACACCACCGCGCAGAGCATCTACAACGACATCGTGCAGGGCGACGGCATCACCGTCGATCTGAAGACCGGGATCAAACCGGACACGGGGTCGATGACGGGCCTCTACCCGAACAGCGACAGCACCAACGTCATGGTGAAGCCGCTCGCGAACTTCACCGCTGCCGACATCACGAAGTACGTGAAGACGATGCGCCCCGAACTGGCGAAGGGCGACCGCTTCTTCGGCGGCTGGGTGTCGTCGGCGGAAGACACCCCCTACGGCAAGATCCTCCGCGCCGAGAGCGACGCCGCGCGCACCGCAGGCGACACCGCCCGCGCTGACAAGCTCGCCGCGCAGGCCGAGGCGCTGCGCCCGACGACCGACGTGGCGTCGCAGTATCCGGTCGGCACTAAGCTCGTCTACCTCGACGCCTCCAAGCGCATCGTGAACGAGAAGGGCAACGTCGCCGATCAGGTGCGCTCAGCGACGAAGGTTGCGGAGGGGCCGGAGGCCACGGCGCTCGACCCGAACCCCAACGTGCGTGAGGCGGCGCGGCAGAGCGCCATCTACACCGCCGACAAGTTGCCGCCGCATCTCGGCACCGGCCCGTTCACCGACGTGCGGAACTGGCGCAGCTTTGTCGAGGGGCCGAAGTACGAAGAGCGGTATCACGAAATGGCGGCGCTCGGCGACGCGTGGCTCAAGACGCAGGGCGGGCACGCGTGGTGGAAGCTGCAGGGCAGCTACATCGAGCACGTCTACGGCCCCGACCTGATGAAGGAGGCAGCGGGCTACCTCGCGGCCACCTCGCCGCGCACGACGGTCGCGCAGAACATCCGGCAGGCGTCGGTCTACCTGCAGCGCCGCATCAAGGGCGAGCCGCTCATCCAGCCCGACTGGCGGATGCAGGGCGGCGCGTACTACGGCAAGAGCGGGCTGATCCAGATGCCGATGGAGACGGTGCGGGTCGAGGCGCTCAACCGGGCGATGCGGGGCGAGCCGGTGGGCGACCTGAAGATCGGCGATATGCAGGGCGCGCTCTGGGGTCTGCCGGATCCGGTGACCGCCGACACGCACCATTCCAAGCTCGCCGAGGATCCGACGCGGGGCATCTACCTCGGCACCGTGCCCGGCAAGATCTCCGACGCGCAGTATCCGATCCTGAAGGCGGTGATGCAGGCGCACGCGCGAGCGCGGGGCGAGACGCCCGCCGACTACAGCGCGAAGGCGTGGACGGGCATCATTCAGGAGATCCAGAACACGGGGCAGCTGTACGGCACGCCCTACAAGCTCGACCTCTCCGACGCGACGCCGATGTTTGAGCAGTTCCGGCAGATCGTGGAGAAGGCCGCTGCCCATCACGGCTACTCGCTCGCGGAGTTTGAGCACCGGCTGCGGAAGGGCGACGCGAACCTGATGGCGACGCTGCTCTCGACGGGCGTGGGGATGAAGCTCTACCAGCAGTGGCAGGCGAGTCAGGACGACTCGCCGGAGGCGCAGGACGCGGCGGCGAGCGCGATGCCCGCCGCCCAGCCGATGTAGCTAGTCGTCGTCGCTCCAGTGGGGCACCTCGTTCTCCCAGCCCGGCGGGCGCGGCGGCAGCGCCGCGATGTCGGCCTTCAGCTTCTCGATCCCCGCCTCGCCGTCACGCTCGCGAATGGTCGCCTCAAGCTCCGCGAGGTGCTCGGTGTTCCTGCGGTGCAGTTCGCGCATCGCCTGCGGAAACGTCCAAGTCATGGTGTCGCATCCTCTCTGAGCGCCAGCGTCTCGCGCAGCGTGTCGCCCGCCAGCCGTCCGCGCAGCGCGACGTGGATCACGTCGGCCAGCGTGCCCTTGTCGAGCGCCATCAGCGTCGAGAGTAGCGGCTCAGGACAGAGCAGCGCCTCGGAGCGCGGGCGCCCCCGCGACAGCGTGCCGTTCTTCGCCGACGCCGCCTTGCGTGCCGGAGACGTGCGCGAGCCGAGCGCGACCGCCGGGTTGTCATCTTCCCAGACGACGGTGTAGCCCGCCTCCCGCAGCGTGCGGGCGAGCTTGCGCCGGTCGCCGATCACCTCGGCGGTGCGCCCCGAGTCGGCGGGGTTGTAGCGGACCTGATGCACCTCCGGGGGCAGGCGCACGGTGGTGCCCTGCGCCCGGTAGTCGGTGCCGTTGGTCTGGATGGTCACGTCGATGGTCACGTCGGGTTCTCCTGCTTCTGGACCCACCCGGAGGCCAGCGCGTGGCGCGCAGGCGGGCCGAGGGGGCCAACGATGGTGAAGGTCACGCCGCGCACGGGCGGGTCGCCCAGCAGCGTCAGCGTGCGGTCGTGGCGCATGGCCTGCGTGGTCGGCATCGAGAGCGAGCGCGCCTCGGTGCAGACCTCCTGACAGAACATGGCGGTGTGTGTCTCCCAGTCGAGGTGATACTCCTGCGACATCGAGTAGCCGCTCACGCGGGCGATGCTCTTCGGATCTCTCATCGTCGTGTCTCCAGTGAAGGCCGGGGGCCGAAGCCCCCGGCGGATGAACTACTTGCTGCGGGCCTCGCGACGCGCGCGGCGCTTCGCGGCCTTCAGCTTGCGTGCGGCCAGCGCCTTCGCGCGGACCTTCGGGTCGAGCAGCGGGTTCGGCCTCGACGGCGCGTCCTGCTGCGTCTCGGCCAGCCGCTGGCCCTGCTTGCGCTTCGCGAGGTAGGCCACGGCGTCGCGCTGCCGGGCGATGACCTCGGTGACGTGCGGCGGGAACACGATCCGCGTCGTGCGGTTCTTCGCGACGTGCTCC